AACCGTATCTTTCGGCGCAGAACGATCATTGCTGGAAGATTGTAGCTTCTTTTTTAATTTGCATTTTTGAGTTGCGGTCAAATCTGGATTGTTCTCAATTTTTGCTTTCTTTTTTGTTTTGTTGTCGATCTGGCGCTCTTTTTCCAATTGGGCTACCCATTTTGCAATTATCTTGGTCTCCCTTACGCCACCAGCAGAGATAGAGTGTTCTGACTTGATAATCATATAATAGCCACCAACACCATACTTGCTTATTTCGAACTTGTCAAACTTTTTTGATCCAGTGAATTCTTTGCTATTTGGGGCGAAACCGCGGGGATCAATAAATATGTAAGTCCCAGGAAAAGTATTGGGAGCTAAAAATGTATCCACTGTGGCATCATAGACCTCTCTAAGTTGCTGGAAACCATCATATCCTTCCTGTTCGAATCTGACGGTTCTAAGGTTAGGAGATGTCGTTTTTTGCAATTGAATATTTTTAACAATACCTCTGTCTTTTCCTAAGATGTAATGATTAATTCCATTACGGCGATCTTTTAATAAATTGCCAGTCATTAAATCTTGTGGCTGAGAGCGTCCAGCATAGAAAATCATGTAATTCATCTCTTGCTCCGGGCCCATTGTGGGGGTATTATTACCCCTTGAGCCCATAATGTTTAAAATCGGGAAATGTCGTGAGTCTATTTTGTCAATGTTTAGTCTTTGGCCCGTATTGCCATCTTCAATAAGTTCGGTAATTTCATCTGTAATGCTCTTATTCTTTGCCGCGGGATTGGCATAAGATGTTATCGCAGAACTAAAGAATTGTATTCTTTGTCTTTCGGCGCCGCCGAAGCATTCGTCATTGTTTAGGAAATTTCTAAGATAATTTTTAATAAACTCGTTAACAAAAGATGACAAAGAATAGGTAAAAAAGTTCTTCGAGAGTAGTTTAGATGTCATCCACTCTATGAAGAATTTTACAGAGATTGGGATGTCTCCGATGCTAGCGACCATGGTATTGCCTGGGTTATTTTGATCGTGTAGTTCCATGGGCCCAAGCACCACTCTCATTTTTTTAAAGTTTTCGTATGAGCGGTAAATGCGTTTGTTTTCAGAAAAAGCGATATCTTTATCGATAACCTTTCGATTCAATAGGCGATTAACCTCATCACCATATGCATCTCTTAGCGAAGCATCCATATTTTCCATAATCGAGTCAAGAAGATCGGAAAAGAAGAAAAATGAAATTTGTCGAAATTGTTCGCCGCCGGCTTCCCTTAGCCCAAAGACATCAGATGTACTTTTTCCGTCTGCTGAGGCATCTATGGCTTCGTCGACTTCTCTCTTTACTTCAATATCGCCGGCGGCGTCTAAGGAGCCAATTTGTAGATTCCTGGTGAAGTCATAGCCGGAGCCTTGAAGGTTGAATGCCAAAAGATCTGTATAAGAGAGTTCAAGGTACCTAATCAGGTTTTTAGTGAAAAGGGGCTTTAATACAGATTGCATGGCTTGAATATGTTTTGCTTTTTCATACTCTTTGTCTTCTTTTAGTCTTTTTACTTCTTCAAATTCACAATTTCTTTCAAGTTTTTTAAGTTCTAACTTTCTTGAATAAATCGAAGGGAAATCCGGCTCTGATTTGATGAACTCTGGTATTGAGAAGATGTTAAACAGTGCATCGTCAAAGAAATCTTCAATATAAGCTAAATAGTTGATTGTAAAGGTTACTCGGCCGTCGTCGTCGAAATTGAATTCATGAATGGTTGGCGTTAGGTTGAGAGTGGTGTAGGAGTCGTATATTGCTTTTAGGACAGCATCCTTGTTACCCCTTTCTCTGCCGAGAGCTAAATTAGGTGGCACTTGATAGCCAACCACAGCTTTAAGCCTAAATTTTAATTTATTGATGTTATCTAATACTACACTTCTCATATTCGGGTTAGAATTGATATTTTGCTCCATCAATTCAGAACCTGTTTTGAGTGCCAAGTCGGCATAGCTGTATTTCTTACTGGTGGATCCACGGGGGCTCAACAATTCGTCAAATGACGTGGCGTGAATTACCAGAGTGGCTTTGATACTCTTCTTCAAGGAAAATGGGTCAGAACCTTCGTAAGAATAATTAAAACTGCTTAAACCAACACCTATGCCGCGGGTGCTTTTGTTCTTGAATGCATCCGTTACTTTGGCTCTTGAATCGGTGATTGGAAATTTTATTTCTATTTCCTCTTCATTGGCTGTGGTTTGATCTACTTTGTATAACCTCACCATAGGCTGTAACTGGGAAAGAATTTCCGATGGTAAATCGAACATCGTTGCAAACTCTTTTGGCTGTGTTAACTTATTGATGCATGCAAATGCTTGCCCTTCAACCAAAATTGAAGAGTTGGCGTTTACGTTGGTAGGGGAGCTGACATATGGTAATCTTTTATTCTCAGGACCGTTGTAATGATCTCTTCTATATTTTACTATGTCGTGTACTTTTGCTTGCAGAAAGCATTGCTCTTGAAATACGGTGCCAATGGCATTTTCGGTTGGAACTACGGCGCCTAAGCCTTCTTTTGATGCGGCTTCAAGTTCTTTGATTCTCGCTTTCGCGGCTTTTTCAGCTTCGGGGCCGCCTCCGATGAATTCAGGTAAGTCTTCAGCGCGGTACAATGCCGCGCGGGCTTTTCTCAGGTCTTTATCTATTTCAGCTTGATATTGCCTATTCAGATCCGCAAGAGTTATCGAGAGATTATGGAGATTTTGGCCGGCACCTATGATCTCTTTTAATTTATCGCCGACTAGTGCCGTTCCTTCGTCTGCTGCGGGGCCTTTGACAAGCGAGGAGGCCTGATCGAGGAAACCTTGTTTGCTTTTAGGAAAATCACCAATTCGACCTAAGAAATCACTGGACGTGAATAGTTCGTGTGTGCCTCTCACCTTTTCGGACGTGTATTCTTCCGCGAAAGGAATCAATTCAAAAGTTTCTTGTTCTACGGTCACGTTTTGATTGAAAGCCTCTGTATCATACTCAACAATCAGTTCGTTGTATTTATTTATCCCCTCTTGAACGCCATCAAATGTACCCTGTATTTTTTCGGCGTTTTCTGTAACCCAGTCTTTGGCTTCGCCCTCAGCCATAGCACCAATAAGAGTTGCTATATCAATTCGAGCGCTTCTATCAGACATTTTATACTCCTAAAACTTCTAAGATTCTCTCAATATCAAGGGGAATCGTTATGGCGTCACCAGGCATCACATCTACCTCTGTTGGTTTACCATTATACCATGCAATGATCCACCAGTAAGCAGAATCACCGTAAAACTGGTGTGCCAGCTTATAATAGTGATCTCCACTGGACCAGATGTAAACTGTTGTTTCAAGGCTCGCACGATCAATCACACTTGGGTGATACAGGATGGGGGTCTCGTAATGTTGTATGTTTTTAAGACCGTCTCTTCTTTTTCGAAGAAATCGGTAGTATTCGCTTGAATTGTTTAGTATTCTAAAATTATTGTATCTTTTTGCCATAATATTTTACTCAGTCAACATGGTCGATGATAGTGGACTCGTCTAAAGGACTATCGAACTCGATGTTGTTAATTTCTTTTTCGACGTGGCTTTGGCCTCTGACAGCAGAGCTTATGTAGTCGTAATTGCGCTTTCCTTTGTTTTTTTCATCTTCTGCAAACGCGCGGTCCTTAGCAAGCCTTTTTTGACCTCGTAAACCATCATAATTTCTTGCCATGGCGTTTGCCCTATCTTGTTCGGTTTGTTCGCGTTTGGATTCCTGGGCTATTAAAAAGTTTTGCCTCTCGTCATAAGTTGCAGCTCGGTCGGCGCGCGGGCCCAGAAGGTCTTGATCGGGGTGGGGCCTACTAGCGTTGTAAGGGAATTGCGGACTTTGAAATTTTTGTGAAAAGCCCTTCTTTTTGTATCCCAGAGGAGTCTCGTGAACCACTGAAAAGGAAACATCGACTTCGATCATTTTGGGTAAAATTGTATTCTCACTAATCTGAATAACGCCCGCTTGAGGATCTTGCAAGTTATGACGGATATTCATGCTTGTTATAAAGCCGAGAATGCCTTGAGAGGGGTCGTTACTGCTCTTGTATAGTGTGAGTTCGTTATCGGATTTGAGAGCTGGCGTGCCGGCACTTGGAGTACTGGCTTGAGCCAAGTTCATAACCTTCAAACGAACTGCTGGGCTCTGTGACAAAGTAAGCGCGTTTCCAATGTCTTTATAGGTAGGATACAGGAACTGAGCCAATTCTTGAACTCTTGAAAGATTCTCATATGCTTCACTTATTGTTTCTGCAGGAATTTTCCATGAAATATCGATTGTTCTTGTCGTATTGCGAAAAGTGTAGATTGGGTCATTACGACCAAACACCTCTTCTGAATTGTAGTTGGAACTGTAAGTCTCGTTAAATGAATTGATGAACGCTTTGAAGAATATATCACGTTCCGAGGGTACATGAAAGAAGGAAATGACACTTTCACCAACATTTGCCAGGCCATCAGTGGTTGAGGGGTTGGTGACTTTCTTTTTACCGACGCGCGTCTCAGCAAATCGATTTGAATTAAATTTTCCTAAGTTCGTCGGCTTTTCATTTGACATTGTTTATTTCCTTATTGTTCCGAGGTCGGATATGCACCGGATCCGAACCCTTCTGCTTTCAAGTTATTGTCTACGGCCCTGACAGCCTTGGCGGTGATTTCTTTGCCATCTACATAGACTTTTACGTTGACTTCGGGTGCTGCAACATTGGTTGTGGCGCTGGCGGCGCCAATCGCTGCAGTGCCGGCGGCCGCGAATGCTAGTGGAAGTGCGGCGGTTGAGGCGATAGTGCTGAGCGTTGTGAGATTTAATGTTGAGGTCGAGTCAATAGATTCCATTATTGCTTCAATCTCTGTTCGAAGCGCTTTGATATTTTCTAATTCAACATTAGCAATACTATTAAGCAGGGAATTGATTGAATCCAATCTTTTAACACTCATTCCATCAATAACCGACGAAAGTGCGTACATCGCAGGAGTCAGTAAAAGAATTCCTGCTGCAGCAGCATTGATACCCATAGCTTGGGTTCCAATGGTGTAAAAGAAGTGTGAGAGGCTAGCAACGGTTTTAGGGGCTATCATCCCAAGCGCTTCACCAAACGCTTTGGCAGCGCGGCCCGAAATTTCCATAGTAAGTGCAAAAGCACCAAGTATGATTGCCAATGGTTTAATTGCGGCGATTGCCAAGGGGCCGGTGGCAGCGATGCCTTTCATTGAGACAGCCAAGAGTTTTATTGCCCCGATTACAGCAAAAATTGCACCAATCGCATATGGTGCATTATCTCCAACATCTTTAAACGCTCTAACAAGCTCAGCGGCGCCCATGAATGCGGCGCCTAGACCAAACCCTAACGCGGCTGCAGCAACGGCTTGAAGTGCGAATGCTTTGGCGCCAGCCATGGCACCGATGGCGGCTTTCTTTTGGGCCATACTCATTAAACCAAGCCCTTTAGCCATGCCGACAATCATGCCAACCAATTTGGTTGCTATGAAAATACCAGCGAATATCATGATTGCTTTACCAAGAGTTTTGGTTAAACCTTTGTTCTTCTCAAGCATGACAGCAAATTTTGTTAGTCCATCAATGAGCGGAGTAAAAATGGGTATCAAGCTCATAAGCAGAGTCTTGAATCTTTCTCCAATATCTTGGAAAGCTTTGGTTCTTTCTTGTAGTTTTAAAATCTGAGCGGTGCTTTTTTGCTGAGAGCCGGCTAAATCGTCAAAATTACCGGACATCAACAGTGCTAAATCGTTAACATCATCGAGACCGGAAGCTTCAGCATAAAATTTACGCTGGTAGTAGGACATATCGTCAAAAGAGAGCCCAGTATTCATGATAGCGTCTCTAATCATCTCGAACCGGCTGGCAGGATCAGTTTCCATAAGCAGATCCATGGCATTGACAAAGTTACCGCCCAATGCTGCGTTCAACATACCAGCTTGTTCCGCGGCTCCTTCAAATGTGTCAAATTTCTCTGTTACTCTGAGTAATTTCTCAATTGCTAAGCCTGTCGTCTTGGATGTGATTGCCAAGTCTTTGAATGCCCTTACACCATCAGAACCAAACTTAGCCAATGATGATGCAGCACCAGCAAAGTCTCCAGCCATCTGTTGTGGAGTGACACCAATGATTGTTGCAAAGTCTGCCAAATCTCTCTGTGTGGCAGCGGCGGTATCCGCGGTCATTCCCATGGCTTTCGTAGCAAGTTGCATACCAGAGGAGAAGTCACCCGCAGCCACACCATTTTTTTCTAATAATGCACCCGTTTCAGCAATGGCGCGCTTGGAGGACATTGAAAGTTTTGTAAAATCTGTGAATGTTGGCACTAATGCGTTGGTTTGGCTTACCAAGTCGCTAACTGTTACGCCGAAATAAGCCATGGCCTGAGCGTTTTGCGTTATTGCTGCAGAATTTGATCTGGAGAGGCCAGTTTGTTTGGAAATGGCAGCGTTTGCAGAATCAACACTGAATGTAAAGGCTATCGTTGTGTTGATAAAGCCTGACACAATGCCCTTGAGGACACCAAATGCGGCGCCGAATAAACCTGCTTCTTTGACGGTTTTAGCGATACTGTCAATCATTTGAAGGTTTACAATATTGTGCTGGCCGTATACTGATATTTGTTTCGCTATACTACCAGAAACCGACTTGATGGCGCTTGATTGCGATTTTTTAGCTGTGGTGTTTTTATCAGTTTCGACTGTATCTTGCTTTAATTTATTAAGATTAATGGCGCGCTGTTTCTGTTCTTCTTTGTGAGTGGCAATTTGATCCTTTGATTGCTTCACGGCGTCGTTGAGGGCTTTAAATTTGGTGTCCTCTAATCTGATTTCCGCCTCAAGTTGTTCTATATTAATCTTGTTTAATTCTTTGGCCTTCTCGTCACTATCACTCTTGGCTTCAATGATTTTTGCCTGTTCTTTGAGAACGTCGTTCATTCTTTCTTGTGCGGCAATGTCGGCATTAAAATCATCAGCCGAAGAGGGGCCGCCACCAACAACTTGGTTGATTGCGTCTACGATTTGTTGTATAGTTACAGCCATGCGTAAAAGTCCTTACTCTTTAATTAGTTTATATAAAAAAAGACAGGGGTTTAACCCTGTCCATATTTTTTAGCGTATGATGGTGGCGGTGTTGGATTGTTTGTAGACGTTAGGCTTTGCGAACTTTTATTGGAATTACTCGCAGTATCCATTGCCTCTTTTTCCGCCTCAAGTTGCCTTATAAGCCTGTCAACAAACCATTTCCTAAGACCGATCGGAAGATTGTAGGCTTCCGAGAAAGACCAACCTCCTGAGTATTTTAAAAAGAAGAACTGTTCGTAAACGTTCTCCATATACTCAGGCGTCAGGCCAAAAAAAGTCCGCGGATAACGGAACCTCCATGTCTGACTCATAGTCGCATTCTTTGCAGTCAAAGTGCTGGGACATGTCAAGGTTGGGGTTCGTAAGTCTGTATGCTTCTCTAAGATGTCTTGCATCGATAGAAGGAATGTTGTTTACAGTATAATCAATGGCCTCTGCAGTAGAGTTGCCGTTAACTGAAACTAGCATGTTTGTTAACTGTCTGGTAACAGTTCTTTCATACCTATTCTTTGTCTTTCTATCGCTCTCGATACCATCCATGAGGTATTTTTCATCACTTCCGGTTAATAGCCTGAATGTGACTTCAAGTTGTGTTCTCGGCAGTGTTGTGCTAAAGGTGCCATCCTCGTTCAGAGTGACCTCTAAAGTATTCAGAGAGGTTTCGGTATGACCTATCTCGTTTAAGTCGAAGGTGTGCTCTTGAACCGCAGTACAACTGGGACAAGTAACCTTGGTGTTATAGTCGCTTCCATATGCAGCAATTCGAGTAGCTACAATGATGGCGTTTCTATCACCAACTAAGATAGACGATGGATTAACGCGCTTATCAACGATTAAGCTGTCAATCACTCTTTCTAAGGCAACACCTTTCTTAAGCAAACTGCGTGAGGTAAGCATATCTTCCTCTTTGGCAGTCATCTGTTTAATCTCTATGGTATCACAACCGTAGAGGGGGTGGTTCTGGGGATAGTATTTACCACCAGAAGGTAATGCAACAAATTCTGTAGGGATTACAAAAGAGAAATCTCCTGTTCCCGCTTGTTGTGAAGTTAAATTTGGAGACCCGTTATCTTGTTGCATGGGCGGGCCCCCAATACGATCACTGTTTCTAGACAATATACACCTCTTTTTTCTAGATATGTCTTATTATATCACGACTGGAAGAAAGTTGTACCCTCGGAACCAGCAGTAGCTCTAGAAACTCCGTCAAGAGTCTCCACACGAGCCCAATCATAGCGTAATTCGAGTGTCATTTCTACCAAGTCATCAGTTCCATATGCCAAATCGCCATACTTCACAGATGTGATGAAACCATTCCAAAGAGTCCACTTTTCAATCTCAGCACCGTCGCCATCAATTTGAGAGATGTAAACAGTACCAAGAGCACCAGCAGCCTTAGACTTCGACATGGTGCCGAGAGAGTTGGGGTTGGATGGTGGGTTGTAGCCGGATAAGTTAATGATATCAGAAAGAGTTGCAGTCATATCTGGATCGCGAGGATCAACCAAAGTTAAGGAAATGGGATCCCAACTAACGGCTCCTGGGTAGTAGAACTTGTGGTTCAAGTATTGGTGTTCGGCAGTCTCGATAGTGAAGGAAGGCTTGTTAACAGTCTTTGCGTACCAGAGAAGGGAACCTCCTTGGGGCGCACTGATTCCAGTGAACTCTACCTTAAATCGAAATTGTCTTTTTGGATCTTTGAGGGCATTTCCCTCACCGAAATTGTCTGACCAGAATGGCATCTTTTAGAACTCCTTGTTATATTTTTAAATAGTGTGTTAGTTTGTTTTAGTCATCAAATGATGCGCCAGTAGATGCGATTACGAAGTCAATTGCAATGAATTCGATTGATCTAGCAGGCTTAACCATAATCTTGGCGTAAAGAATGTTCTGATCGACAAGATCTGGCGTTGTTGTACTCTCGTCAAGAATCAATCGGTAATCAGCGATACCGAAGTTGCTCTTAACGTTAGCGAGGAAGGGCTCAACAAGTCCCTTGAAGCGGTTCCAGGTTGTTTGAACGTTTTGTTCGAACAAGATGCTGGAAGAGATAATCGAGATTTGCTTCTTAAGGTAGATAACCAATCTGCGTACGTTGATTCGATCAAGTGCGGAGGAGGTTTCCTGAAGAGTCTTCTGACCGAAGACCACAATCCCAGTGCTTGGGAAGGAAGCAATTGGGTTAATACCCGCATCGTAAAGTGTATCTCTTTCCTTAGATGTAAGTTTCTCGGTCACGTTTGTGACTGGGATACCAGCAGCACCGTCAGAGAGACCACCGCGGTTGAAACCAGCAGGTGCGAACCAGAGTTGAGACTTACGCTCAGAAGAGGCAAGAACACCCATCATGGCGACTGTAGGTGGAACCCAAACCAACTGGCTTGTGTTATCATCGCGAGTCTGGACCCATGGGTAGAAGGTGGCGCCGTAAGAGGAGTCAATCTTTCTATCGCTAAGGGCAGTAGCTGCAGCTTGTGGGGTGGTTGCAACACGGCTTGATTTGTCAGAGTAGTAAATCTCGTGTGAGGGGAGGTACACATCTGGCAGGTCAATAAGGGCCATTGCATCAGCGCGACTTTCGCAAACATCAATCATGTGTTCTGTGAGAGAGTTGTTAGTCACACCGGGAGCAGTCAAGAGGTTCATATCGACTTGTTCTGGATCTGCAACCGAATCGATTGCTCTCTTCAGAGAGTAGAAGATCGAGCTGTTTTCGTTGTTCGAAGAAGCGGCCATACCCTTGTTGTATAACGGATCGGGAAGCTTGATATCGAATCCATCGAATCCACCCCAAAAAGGAGCGGTGAAGCTGTCGTAACCCAAGTCGAGAAGTGTCTTGTATGTTCCGCCTGCAGTCACAGACGATTCGTCATTTCTTGAGCCAGAACGATAGAATACTGTGGCAGATGTCGTGCTTGGACGAACAACATCGTCAAGAGTCATGACATATGCAAATCCATCGATGCCCGACGAAGCAGAGACAGTTGGATCGTAGTTGTCACCGACACCATTCTCAAGAAGGCGGTTAACCATCTTTGTACTCAGATCGAATCTGTTTGTAGCAGCAGTTCTAGTGGTAGAGATACCGAAGGATGCTTTAGTGACATCAGACAGGCCACCATCAGAGGAGGACAGTCTCAAACGAATGTCTGGGTATCTTAATTTAACGTGGCGGTTCGCACCGACTACGAAGGTACTAGCAGAAAGTGCTTGAGAGAAAATTCCGTCCATACCGGTACCGGCAGTGATAAGGTATTTGTTAGCAAGTACACCATCAGTAGCGGGTGTACCTGCAGGCCCAACATCAATTGCTGGAATGTCGCTTATTTTAGGAGGTCCGTAGTAACCGAATGGAAGAAGAAGGGCGTCAGTGGCGCCGGCTTCAACATCGGAGTTCATTTCAACGTAAACAAACTTAGAGTTGTTGGGGTACTCACCAAATTCCTTGATTCTTCTTTCAGTAACGCTGAACTTCTTAAATTTGTCACCAATCTTGCGAGCAAGGAAGTTGGGCGACGAAGGATCGAGAGTACAGTTGTCGAATCTTTCAATTACTTGAATAGCGTTGTCAGAATCAGACATTGCTCTGATAACTACAGAGAACGTACCATAATCGGTTGTACTGTTGTTAGATTGACGAATACTGGTAATCATAACCTTGGCGTTTTTGTTTAACCATTCACCATGGCCGCGGCCACGGAGACGGAACAGTTTTTGCGCCTTATCTTGAGGATGGAAGTCAGTCGCTTCACCCAAGTCTTGACCGACAAACCAGCCGGCGGTTGCTTCTCGGGACGCAGTGCCCTTGAGGTTGGCTAAAGTGTTTGTAGTCGAGCCGCTTTTCGCGAGAACTCCAATGAAACCAATCATTTTTTGACTGAAGTTATTGGAAACTGTGTCGCGGGTTTCTTGATCGTATGTTTCGCCCAACCAGTAACTCTCAATAGAGGAGGAAGGGTAAAATTCGTTGTAACCAGTTGTTAATTGCGGGTTTGTATTTAATACCTTGCGAATGTAGTTTTGAGCGTTATCATCGAGACTGATAGAGAAACTGCCTGTTGCAGCCTTGGAAGCAATTTGAATTTTGAAATTGCCGCTGGCATCAGACTCAACCAGCGTTCCATTCTTATGAACGATATTAAGGGGGTTTACGTCGGTGCCGACAGAACCGGTTGTGGCATGTGCTCCCTTCAGCTTAACTGAACCACTGTCAGCGTAAAACACTGCTGCCAACGATGCTGTTGGTGGTGTGCGGCCGTCTGTGACGTAGGCTACCTCTGTGAGAAGCTGTACCATAGAAGACGAGGGGACGATGAAAAGACCGTATGCTCCACCCTCAAGAGTTGGAGACAAGCTTTGGTCGGTCTTCCAACCTGCTTTGGCAGCATCTGTGCCATCATTGTTTGTATCTTGGTGTCCCAATACTCGGACATAGGTTAATGGGGCAACGTTAGAGCGTAAGAACGCCTTAGCTGCGTAGATACCATACATTGGGGATTGGTAGTTACCATCGCGGTATACATCACCGCTGCCGCCACCGGCTACTGTGTCACCGAAGTTCTGCACGAATTCAGAGTAGGAGCTGACTTTGACTGGCTCCATGGCGATGCCTCGCTGGGCGCGTCCGACCACTACTGGGCCAATAGCATCTGCTGATTTTGGTACGAAGGAGTTATCAATTTCATTGATGAAGACTCCTGGTGAAACAAATTTAAAATTCTTAACTGACATTGTTGTACTTCCTTTTAGGTATAAATTTGTCTTAAAGACTTGTTTATCATTATTTAAATAGTATTTCTATCCTCAAAAGGATGAAGAGAAATGATAAAATGCGGTTGAGTTCCTGATTTAATCGTCAAAAAAGGAAGGGTTACCAGGAACTGCGGCTTGTTCCCTAGGATAAGTCACAACTACAAAGTTTTCATCCATCCTCACAAGTTGACGATCGTCATTTTCGCCTTCGCCGATTAAGTAGCCTAAAACACGTATTGTGATGTCGGTAGAATACATTCTGTTGTCTTCATTTAACTCAGCGGCATTGTTGTTGTGTGTGAAGTCCTGTTCTATGAAGGCTTCGTATATATGGCCGTTTCTTCTCATCAAGAAAGAATTGATTTGGCCCGTTCTAGTCATAAACGGCTGCATCAGGGAGTTCATTTGCTGTTGGTACTCGGTTTTGATTGAGATCTTGTAATCCAAGTTTACATATACGGGTATTGGTATGGATAAAGTCTGGATCACAACCTGATGGTTTATCCTTGGGTAGTGTTTTTGAAGTACTTCCGTAGTGAAGGAGCGTGTGCCGGTGGCAACAGCAAAATTTCTTGTTTTATCTTGCTTGACCCTCTTCGCTATAACAAGGCGACCGGTACGGCCGTCTTTCTTATCTGAGAATACCTGTGCCTGAAAGCCACCCTTTCGTGAGGGGTCTTTTACAATTCCTGTCCTCTCAATGCTAATGGTGGGTAAGATTATGGCGCCATCAGCGTCTCTTAACGACTGATCTTCTTTAACCTGGAATGATCTTTCTGGTGTTTGCCAGAATATAGGCACCCGAGTAAAGCCTGCATTTGTTTTGGCACTAAGATTCAAATCTTCTTTTAGCCAAGACATGATAGAGTAGTCAATTGACTCAATAGTAGAAGAGAGCATACCCACTTCCTGAAGTGAAAAGTTATTCTGAGTGGGTGGTAACTGTGCGAAATCGAAATCATCAGGTAGCATCGAATTGTCCTCTTCTTGCGCGCTTGCATGTCGCATTAATCTCAAAAGTTTCGTCGACTTGGCCGAAAAGTTTGCGTGGCTTGGATAATTTAACTATCTCGTAATAAACTTTACCATACAAAATAAAATCACCTTGCCTTACAAACACATCTTGATCTTCTGTTAGCCTTCTCTTGTGGAAATAGACGTTGATAATGGAGTCCGAGTCAGTTCCAACACCAGAAAGGTATGAAGTGGTCTCTTCCTCAACGTTAACAAGTGCATAAACACGGATGGGGGGCAAATAAGTCTTCTCTACAGCCTCTCCATACATGTCATGGAAGTCAGTCCTCTCCATATCAATAGGATAGTAAAGGATTTGTTGGCCTATTACCTTCTCAATAAGCTCATCATTGATTTGCTTAACTAAGTCTCTTTCTTTTTTACCTAAAAACAGCGGTGGTGGCGGTGTTTCCGGTCTTTCCCATTCGTCTGACATTTAAATCACCCCACAAAAATTGGTAACGGAGAGTTTTTGAATATATTCTGAGTAGCGTCGGCAGTTTCCGAATCGTATTTGACAAGCTCTTTGTATTCGACTTCCTTCAACATCTCCATTAACTTATCTTTTAATTGTTGTTGTTCGTCTTTAGCTTGTGATAACAGTTCACTATGGTTAAGTGTAACACTCTCGCCAGGAATTGGCAATGTCGTGAATTTACCGCGGATTTGACCTAACATCTCTTTGCAGAGCGCCAAGCCATACTTGCGAATCCATTGCTTACCGATTGCATTGATGTTTTCGTAGGGTATATTATCGAATGGCAAAGTATTAATGTTGTTTACACCGTCTACACCGTCATCGTACCCTTCATTAGAGGTAAAAACGTCTTGATCGTCAACATAGAATCTAAACCACATCCTGTCAATGGTATTAAATCCGTATTCCCCAGGATAAGGGTAAAGTCTCAACTTATTATCAATAATCTCATATGAATAGTGTGAGGATCTGGTATACAGCGAATCTTCGTACATTATAGCTTGTAACTTGTTTTGCCATGTTGGAATAATCTCAAATGTAGAGTCATCAGCGAACTGTCCGTATGTGGAGTAGTTGCCGATTACATTGATACCACCATAATACCCGAAGAATCTCCACATAGCACGCGGGGTCTTGTAGAAAACCTTATTTACTATGATTCTCCTATTACCAACCTTACCGCTGAACGGTACTGCATTGCCAAATTCATCTTCGCCTGAAGCGCTTGCGGCTTCGATAATGCTTTGGAGATCATAATCTTGTTTTCCATCAACAGCTTTAAAGGACGCAGAGTATTGTGGTTGTGTACCCCCGTAACCGCCCATAGAGGCCATTGTGTCGCCGATTCGCTTGGCTTGCTGGACTTGGACTCTAGGAAACTTAAGATTGGCGTTAGCGGTGCCTCCAGTCATGTCTCCGTGATGATCGAACGTACCTGTAACGTTACCAAGCGCGTTAGAGAGAACATTTTTACCCTGATGTAAGTTAACAATATAAGAATATTCTAATACTGCTTCTTCGTAGGCTGCATAAACGTTCGATGGAGTAAGTTCGATGTCTACAACATCGCCACCCAGTTTTTTATATATATAAGCTACTTGTTCCGAGGCGCCACTGAGGAAGGCTGCGGATGAAGTATACATCCCAAAAGGTACTGCTGAAGCGACTTCTGTTGTGGAGCCGGTAGATGTCAGAATGATTGCACTTGTTTGAGATTGCGGGGATAAATTTGTTGGCATTTGTAAAGTTCCTTAAATTAAATAGTAAACAGGCGATCAATGACCTCTTTAAAAATTCGGTATGACTAAACTAAATGAAAAAAACCCCCGATCCTTAAAGGAAGGGGGGTAATTTTATTACTATGTTAACCTGTCAATCAAGTCAAGCGGTAGATAGTAACAGCGCTAGCGCCGGTTCTACGAAGTCTCAACATCGAGGAACCAGAGGTATCTTCACCAGCAACATGGGGGTCGAAAGTCATGGCGCCAACAAGTGTGACACCAGTACCACCGGTAACCGTGAGGATGTGGTCTGTAGTGGTCGACAAGTTGATAATACTGAAATCAACCGAATCGCCGTTCGAGGTCAAGCTCAAAGCAGAAACCAAGTTTGCGGCTGTATCAGTCGCCTTCGAGCGAGCATCGCCGGGGGTCATCTTCAAGATTTGTGTCTTGATGAATGCACCAGTGATGATGGCTGTGTTGTCGGCAAGCGTTGTTTCGGTTTGTTGGTGACGAATAACAGGGTGTGCTTCTCTAAAAGCCACGTTTCCTGCTGTCACGGTGAGACCACCAGCGGTAATTGTGTGACCGCCAGAAGTTACTGTAACGCCTTCGTCGGCGATCAAAGAGTTAACTGTGACATCCGAACCTTCCAAATCGATTGAACGATCCATCTCTTCCATTAATTTTTCGAGTCTTCCAAGACCCATTCTTCTATTACCCATAATATATTTCTCCTTTTATAAATTATGTTATTGCAATAACCCGCCTCATTCAATGATTGTACTCCAGCCACTTCGGAGTACTATCTTTCTAGGGCAGTGGCCTCGCCCAAGGAGAATAAAGTCAAGTTATAATAAATAGTATAATAACATGTAAAGACGAAAATGTCAAAATTTTACGGGCAAAAAAATTTGAGAAATTGACATTTTTATATTTCACTCTCAAAAACAAAAACCCCCGCCAAATGACGGGGGTTTTGCATTTAGTCAGCTTGACTGATTTTTAAATCAACCGCCGCTCTCGCCGATAAGGCCGCGAACAATAACAAGACCGTACATATCTGGACGGACCATTTTCTTGGCGTAACGAGTCATCACGCCCTTACGAGGTACGAAGTCCTCTGGTCCAAAGATAGTTGGAGTTGTTTGCAGTGGCACGTATGGTGCGTACACGTATCCGCTTTCAAGGAAAGAGGAGCCGCGACGGCCAACGAGAATCACGTTACGCAAGAAGTATGGGTCAACGTAAACGTCGAACTTCTTAGTAAGCGCGCCAACCTTCTGAGCGCCAATGGAACCACGCTCATCGTCAGCAGTGACGGAAGCACGGAAGCCAGCAGTGAACTCAAGGACGTTAGCAACTTCAGGTCCACAGACGATGAAGTTAGCGCCGCCACGAAGGGTCTTGCGGTGAATGTTAGCAGACACATCATTGATGGTCTCAACAAGAGTCTCATACCACTCGGAAACGGTACCGGTGAAGTCAGGGGCAGCCGAAGTTGCACCAATTTCAGCACCAGTGTTGCGGTTCACGAAGAGACCTGGGGAGCGAGACCAGTACTTGGTACCAGCGGTAGCGCCCTTAACGAGATCTTCGAGGATCTCACGGTCGATTTCAAGAGCGATTTGCTCGGAGAGGATAGAAGTCAATTCAACTTCAGCATCCAAGTTGTGGTATGCGTTAAGGTCTTGACCTAACTCAGGAGTCCACTTAGCCTTAAGCTTCTTGGAAACAGCGGTAACAGCCACGGAATCAACTTTGATGTCGATTTCTGGGATGTTGATGTTGTTTTCCAAGCCCCAAGGATCATCACCAATAACAGAACCAAGGGCTCCACCATTAATGAAGTCATCTTCTTGAGCGAAGGTAACTTTGTGACCTGCGGAAGCAGTAAGGATACCATGAAGGTGTGCTGCAGTAGCAGAACCATCATAGGAAGCAAGAACAAGCAAGCCTGTAGTCGTGCTAGAGCCACTGAAGCGGGTGAGACGACGGAGTTGGACACCACGTTGTTCACCACCAGCGGAACTGGTAGAGTTAAGACCGGCGTTCGAGCCAGATGCATCTTGAAGAGTAACAGTGACGAAATCATCTTCGTTGAAGTTTGTCAAACCAGACACTGTGAAAGAAGCGACGGCAACAGTTGCACCGACAGCACCTTCAAGTTCAGGGTCATGTTGACAAAGGTCAGGAAGAGCACCAGCAGAAGCACTGTATGTACTTGCTGTGATGAACGTCATAGCCAAAGCGGCGACGGATCCTGTTGGGGAAGCGTAACCGTTATTCAAGTTGCGAGGACCACGCTCAGCGTTGGCCTCAGAGATCAAGATACCACCAGTGATTTCGGACGCAACGCG